CGCCGGAGGCGAACGTTTCGCCCGCGTCAAAAACATTCAAAGAAATAAACCTATACGAGATAGAAACGGGGCAATAATTCTTCCAATTATTTCAATTAAAAGAACCGCCATAGATGTTGAAACAAATTTTATGGGTGGAAGAGGGCTCGGGCAATCAACGGGCGATTTAGCAATAAAAAAAAGATTGTCGGATAAAGATCCCGCTTATCAATCCATTGTCAATAAAGCACTTCTCCAAAATCAAGATAATGTTGCCACACCAAATCATTTTTTAGACGCGGTTAATCAACAAGGCTCTAAACCGGGAACTTTTGCTACGCGTCGTCCTCAATATCAAACTTTAAGAAGACACGCTACGGGCGAAATATTGCCGAGCGATCTTGGTAATAATATTTTTGAAGTTATAACAATTCCATTTCCTCAATTTTTTACAGCAACATATGAAGTTGTTTTTTGGGCTCAATATATTAAACATATGAATGAAATGATTGAAAAATTATTAAATGTTCCATTGTTTCAAGTGAATTCTTTAAGGATTGATACAAATAAGGGATATTGGTTCGTTGCTTATATTGAAGATAGTATTCCATCTGGGGATAATTTTGAAGATTATACAGAACAAGAAAGAATTATTAGGCATACTTTTACAATTAAAGTTCCTGCTTATATGGTTGCTCCACGCAATCCTGGCGATTTGAATCCGTTTAGAAGATATTTATCTGCTCCGCAAATTTCATTTGAATTAGAAGACGGAGATTGGATTGAGCCTCAAACTGAAAGCCCGATTGGTTCTGGCAATATAGATAAATTTATTTTAAACGATGTTCAGGAATTAGATAAATCAGGAAATCCTGTTTTACAGTCAGAAGGAATAAAAACACGTCTTGCTCAAAAAATAATAAGAGATCCATTTACTGGAAAAGAAAGAATAACATTTGTTCAAGTTATTGATAGAAATAAAAGAACCGGTGAAACTGTGGCAAATTCTCAATTAATTCATAGAATTGACGATATATTTTTATAGAGAATATTTAATTTTAAAATGAATAATTTTAATCAAAAAGTTATTGAAAATTTATTAAATGAAATAAATAAAAGAAAATTTCAAAAAAATAATTTTATTTATCTTTTTGAAAATAATCAAATTAAAAGTGAAAATTTTAATAATTTTGTTGCACGCGCAAAAAATTATAATGAACTTCTAAATAAATGGGAAAAGTCTATTTTATATGAAAGAAATTTAATTTTTAAAAATATAAATCAACTTAACGAAGCATCTTTTTCCGATTTAATGATAATTGCCAAAAAGGGATATGACAAAACAAAAGGTTTTATAACAAATCAAGCACAAAATGCTTGGAATAAAATTAATGATTTTATAGTTAAAATTTTTATTCAATCAATTTCTTTGGCGGGAAAAGGAAAAGGCGCATTTGCTCGTATTTTTTCTATTTTAAACAAAGCATTGTCTCCAATTTTTAAATTTTGTGGGGAGCATAAAACTTTTTGTAAGATTGTATCTTCTTTTGTTATTATTTTGGTTGTGTCTGGTGTTTTTGCTGTTATGGCAGATAATGCGCGCGCCGAAATTGAGGTTGGTCTTCCTCGCCCCGGTGGCGGAACTGAATTCATTCCTCTTGATAAAGAAACTTATCAAGTTGCCCGCGCCCTTATACAAAAAAATACTTCAGATCCACAAATGGCTGACAGCATTATGTCTTTCCTTGATCAAGCACAAAATGGCGATTTTAAAGTAATGATGGATATTACCAAAGAGTCAAAAGCACCAGTTGAAGAAGCCCTCTCGCAGGCGAGAGAATTAATGGATAAAAATCCGGAAGAATTTAATAAACTTCGTGTTATTGGAGAAAAACTTCAAAGTTCTTATATGAATTCAATGAAAGAATGGGCGAGCGAACTTTTTAAATTAGAAAATTTTAGAAAAGGACTTCAAAAGGATTTCCAAAAACAAGGTTTATATTAAAAATTTTTTTAAATCTTGCTTTTAGGATTTTTAAATAATATTTAATAAGGAGAACTTTATATTGGAGATAAGTATAAAAAATGGCCGAAAAAACTTTTTCATTTAGATCACCGGGGTTTTTTGAAACTGAAACTGATTTAACACAAAGACAAAGACAACCTTCTGGCGTGCCGGCCGGAATTATTGGAACGGCCAATAAAGGTCCTGCTTTTGTTCCGATTACTGTCGGTTCTTTTGCTGATTTTAAAACAAAATTTGGTTCTTTAGACTCTGATAAGTTTGGCCCTTATGCTGTTAATGAATTTCTAAAAAATAGAAATGCCGTTACTTATATTCGCGTTCTTGGAGCCGGCGCAAATGAAACTATAACAGATATAGAAAATACCAGAACAAAAGGAATTGTTAAAAATGCTGGATTTTCCGTTGTGGCGTCAAATGCTTCTTCCAACGGAGCTCCAGCGTCGGAAACTCGTCATGCTGGTGCTGTTCAATTTATCGTAGCGAAACATTTTCTTTCCGCCAGCGAAGGATTGGCAAGTCCTCTTTTTACTGACAATGATAGTTTTAATACAACAGGACTTCATTCTGCTGCTGATACCGTAAATCTTGTTAGGGCCATGGTTTTAATGGCGAGCGGAACAAGATTAATGGTTTTAAACGGAAATGAAGCAACTCCTGCTTCTATAGAAGGTTCTGATGATTTGGCTACAATCGCCCCGAGTGGAGATGCTCTTGGGAAATTTAAACTTGTTATTTCTTCTTCTGCCGGAAGTGGTTTTGCTACGACTGATGGAAAAGTTGGCCTCAAAATTTTAACAGCCTCTCTTGATCCTTCAAACCAAGATTATATTGGAAATATTTTAAATACTGATCCGAGCAAGTTTAGCGCCGAACAACATCTTCTTTATGCTGATTTTGCTGTTGAAGAAGAAATTGCTACAACTGCTTATGATGCTAGTTCCGTTGCCGTTCTTTCCGGTTCGGGATTAACCTCAACAACTTCTGGTGATACTTCAGTCACTTTTAGGCAATTATTTGGCCGCTTCGACACGAGATACAGGGCTCCAAAAACTCCAAAAATTATTTCACAACCTTTTGGGAAAAAAGAATTTGATTTATTCCATTTTGAAGCAATTTCCGATGGAGAATATGCGAATAATAAATATAAAATTTCAATTTCTAATTTGCGCGCATCCATCGATGACAAAAATCCTTACGGAACATTTACTGTTCTTGTAAGAAATTATAGTGATACTGATTTTGACCAAGAAGTTTTAGAACAATTTCCTCAATGTTCTCTTGATCCAGACAGCGACAATTATATTGCCAGAAAAGTTGGGGATAAAAAAGTATTTTATGATTTTGATGCCTCTTCTGACGAAGAGCGAAGACTTATTATCCAAGGAAAATATCCAAATAAATCAAATTTTGTTCGCGTTGTAATGACGGAAGAAGTTGAAACTAAAATAGTTCACGCAAAATCATTACCATTTGGATTTAGAGGAATTGAAGTTCTTAAAACAAGCGATACGATGACTGACAATGGAACAGGACTTCCTAATTTCGGAATTTCTGGCCCAACAATAAATCGTCTCGCCGGCCAAGGCGTTGATACTTTAACTGGTTCGGTTGTTCCGCCTCTTCCGTTTAGATTTAAAATAACAAGAGGCGAAATAAAGAGTAGCGTAGACGATGGCGCTCAATTCGCCGGAACGCCGGGTGTAAATGAAATTGTGGATGGAAGATTATTTTGGGGCGTCAAAACAGAAAGAGTTCCTTTAACTGGAACGGTTTCAAACGCAACTCTTAATCCAAATGCTTCAAGCGAAAAAAATAAATTAATTGAAGCATATTCAAAATTTCTTGGATTAGATAAACTTGACGCTCTTGTGACTGGTTCTGGAGCCGACGCTTTTAATAATAATAAATTTACATTATCCCGTGTTGCGTTTGGAAACACAACCTCTCAATATACCGATACTGAATTAACCGGTTCGGCCGCGGAGCACATAAAAGAAGCAGTTTATATAAGAAATGCTTCGCCAGATCCAAATGAATATAAAGTAAGTGATGGAGTTGCATCAAACAGGATTACATTAGGAACTCTTATTGCGCAAACTTCTTCTGTTACATTTAATAAATTTACTGAATTTGCTAAATTNACAACAATTTTNGCTGGTGGGTTTGATGGTGTCAACATTCTTGATAAAGATGCTATTAAATTTAATGATAAAGCATCATCTCAAGATACTGGTGGTGGTGCCTCAAGTGGATACGCCTCCCCAGGTCTTGGAAATTCTTCTGCTGGAACTGTGAATATCGGCGGAACTGGAAAATCTAATAATGCCGTTTTCTCATATAGATCAGCAATAGATATTTTGACAGATCCGATGT